TTGACCACTACAACTGCCGGTGGAATAACGCTGTTCAGGGTGCCTGACTGCGGCTCAAAGCTGGCCCCGTTATCCACGATGGCTTCTTTTTCCGGTACGTGCTGCACCGCCGTGATGGCAAAGGTGCCGTCCGTGTTTTCCCGGATGGAGACACAGCGGAACAGGCGACGACGCAGTGACGGCAGGGAGAGTCCCCATACACCGTATGTCTCCACACCATCAGGCAGGGTGCTGACCTGTATCCGGTCCGGCGCGGGGTGTGCAGTGATGGCCACGCTCACCGGCTTACCGCTGCCGTTAATCAGGTTCACCGTGGCGGCACCTGTCTCCGGCAGGGTCACCTCACGGTCCAGTGTCAGGGTGCGGCTGGCGGCATCGATGGACAGGATACGTCCACCGGTCAGGGTCCCGGCATAGTCGTTATCACAGATTTCAATAATGTCACCGGGTGTGTGACGCAGCCCCTGTGACCCGAGCGTGAAATCCACCGTCTGCGTTTCCAGCAGTCCGGTCTTTATCACCCACAGCCCGGCACGGTGGGCCTGACCGCGACTGGTGCAGCCGAACGCATCCATCTTCAGCAGGTTGCGCCCGTAGCGCAGTATGGCTTCCGGGTCTTCCACCAGTTCCGTGGAGGTCTGCCAGCCGTTCTGCGGGTCGGTGTAATTCACCTCCACCGCCGTGTGGCGGTCCTTCAGGGCGCTGAAGCTGTAGCGAAACCCCACGCCGTTATCATCCACCACCACATCGCAGTTGGTGTACGGCCACACCACATCCGACGGGCGGTCCTGAACGAACGTCAGCGTCTGGCCGTTCCATACCGGCATACAGCGCATCGCCGAGCAGAAATCACTGAGAACGTCCCACGCCTTACGCTGTTGTGACAGGTACGCATTAAAGGTCATCCGCGGCTCTGTGCCCCCGAAACCATCAGGGACCATCTGGTCGCAGTACTGCGCAATGGCATACAGCGCCCACTTGTCCACATCCGCCGCCCCCAGGCGTTTTCCCATTCCGTAGCGCGGGTGGGTCAGCATGTCCCACAGGCACCAGGCCGGGTTATTGCTGTATGCCGGTTTCAGGCTGCCGTCCCAGATACCGCTGTAAGTGCGTTTTTCCGGGTCATAGTTTGACGGTACCTGAATGATGCGACCGCGGATATGGTAGTTCACCGTCATCTGCTGGCCACCGAACTGCTCCGCATCCACCTGCAGCCCCACAATCGCCGTGTTCGGGTAGCACTGTTTCACATCGATGATTTCGGTGTATGACGACCAGAGCGTCTTATTCTGCTGCTGGTCCGAGGTGCTGTCCGCCGTCTCCCGGACCATCCGGATGTTAAAAGGACGGGGAGGCAGATTATCCAGAATCACCGACGCCAGAAACTGCGAGGTGGTCTTGCCGTTAATGGTGACATCATTTTCCGTCACCCAGTTACCGTTACGCTGCAACTGAATCAGCAGTCGGACAGAAGAGGGATTACGGTCGCCCTTTGAGGTGGTCTCCAACAGTGACTGCACCCCGAAGGTGACCCGCAGGCGGTCAATGTTCGCGGACGTAATGGTGCGCGTCACCGGCTTTGCCTTCGTCACTTCCACGCCCAGTGCGGTTTCCGCCCCGGAGGACTCAAAGCCTTCAGGTGGTGTCTGCTCCTGCTCCCCGGCGCGCCAGACCGCTGTCACACCATGTATCACAGGATTACCGTCCGTGTCCGTCAGCGGGGTTTTGTTCACCAGGATACTCTGCAACCCCTTCACCGGACCTTCAATCGGCCCTTCACCAATGGCGTCAATCACGCTCATCATCTGCGTGGACTTAAGATTGTCCTTTGCCTCAACCGGCGTGTGCCCCTTGCCGCCCCCTTTACCCACTCTGTCCCCCTCTCCTGTCTGATGTCTGAATCTGTTTATGCCAGAAAACAACAGGCACCCCGGAGGGTGCCTGTGTCATGACGGAATAAAATTTCTGAAACTCTTCACATTTCCGGCAATTGCCTGTAGCCGCAATAATGACGCTGCATTACTTTTTTGATGCCTGAAAAATAACTCCATAACGTTAATCTTCATCGTTCTCTCCCGCAGCTCCGCTAACTCTGCGGGATTTTTTTATTTTCATCCCCGCCCGATAACCACCACTTTCCCGTCTCCGCCTTCATCACGGGTGCTGATGTCCTGGGATATCCGTCGTGAACCAACCAGCATTTCACCGTAAGGCACCGGCATCGGGTTCCCCTGAGCAATCATGTTGTCCAGTGAGGAAAAGTACGTGTTCTGTCTGCCGTTATCCGTTGCGCGGTAATCCGGTGTTTTTGCCTTCGGGGCAAGCATCTGAGCCACACCACCCAGTATCATGCTGGCCCCCAGTGAAAACAGCATCGTGGTGGCAGAAAAACCACCGGCTGCCAGGGCTGAACCCCATAACGCCATTGATGCCCCGGCAGTGAAGAAAGAGCCCACGATGGCTGCCGCCCCCAGCACAATCTGCAGTCCACCCTTTCCGGCCCCGGCCAGTCGCGGCACAATGTGGATGACCGTTCCCTCACCCAGCTGTTCGTGAAGACGGGCGTACACCGCCTCCGGTGCCGTGTCATCACCGGCAATACGTATCTGGTACCAGCCTTCGTTCATCTGACGGCGGAATCCCGGCATCTGCATCGACAGGGCACGGATGGCTTCCGCTGCCGTGTTCACATACAGGCTGAGGCGGCGGCCAAATCGTTGTAAATCCCCGTGAAGGCAGATACGTGCCAGTGGCGGTGACGCCAGGCTGAATGCGTTCGTCGTTGCCATTTTTCGGAATACCTCTCCCGTTTACTCAGTTGTTCAGGCAGATGGTGAAGCAGCTCACCGTTGCCGCAGTATATGGCGGCATGATTGGCCACCGATGCGCCAAAGCAGCACAGCAGGATATCGCCAGGCTGTGCGGAAGGCAGGGAAATCCTGTAAAAACCAGTCGCCTCCATATTGTCCAGGTAAAGGTTCTGACCGTTGCGCCACCAGTCATCCTCACGCTCAAAATCCGGCATATCAATTCCCGCCAGATGGTAGGCATCCCGGAACAGCGTGTAACAGTCCGTCACCCCGTGCTCAAAGCGCCGTCCTGTCAGATGTGGCACACAGCGGAATTTATGAATTTCCCCCCGGCAGACCAGCCACCAGAACAGTGCACTTTTTATCTGCAGCCGCCGGTCGGCCTCGCTCAGCCAGGGCAGACCACCGGGATGACTGTGGACCAGTGCCACAATCTCCCCCTGCATCTCTGCCCGCAGCCAGTCTTCCGGTGCGATACGAAAATACGCCTCCGGCTCTGCAGAGATATTCACACAAGGGATATACCGTTCCCCCTCCGGCGTGCTTATCACGAAGCCCCACGACTCCGCAGGCGCACACCGCCGGGCATGCGCCAGAATCGCTGATTCAGTCTGTGTCATAAAACAGGATTTACTGCGAAAGTTTATTGATGGAAAGGAAACCGCCAAAATTGACCGCCATGCCGCGCATCTCACACCCGCGCATGCATTTACTGCATCTGTCCTTCCGGATATCCGTGGTGGGGTTGTCGAACTCATCCGCCACTGCCAGACCGTTATACCCGCATTCATCGCCCCGGTAATCCCACATACAGGTGTTCGCCAGCATGATGCGACCGGGAAACAGCGCCCCGTCCGTCTCCGTCGGTGTTGCCAGCACAAACGAGGCTGTCATGGCCGTCAGCTCTGACATCTGCTCCACCACCCACCGGTCCGTCAGCTCCTGCTCAGGGTCTGCCTCAGGATTGCCTGCCACAAAATTCACCGCATCCAGAAAACGGGCATACACCCGGCGGCGGACCACCGTGGCCCCCACCAGGCTCTGCAAATCCTCCGCCATCCCGGTGACAAGGCCGAAAAGATTGGACACCGTCAGCGACGGGCGGGCACTGCTGCCCTTTCCGTTCATCTCAAAGCCGCTGCCCTCAATCGGGTACGCCTGATATTCACGCCCCTGCCAGGTCACCGGCTCCCCTTTTTCATTCAGCTCATTGCAGAAAAAATACCGCTCACCGCCCTGCACCGTCAGGTCGATTTCCCAGAGCACCACCCGCGGTGACTGCTCTGACTTAACCGACTCGTTAAGAGTTTCTTCGTGAATATCCTGCATCAGTTCACCACCTGCTTAAACTCCGCGCTGAACTCAACGCGCAACATCCCGACCCGCGCAGACCACCCGGCACAGGTCACCTTTATCTGCCGGTATGCATAGGGTGGCTTCCACAAAAATGCCTTCCAGCCTCCGTGCTCTGCCAGGAACGCTTCCAGATGCCGGGCCTCCTCCCGGGTCACGGAAAGCGTCACACGGTATGTTTTCAGGTCAGCATTCAGCCCTGCCGCCATACGCTGTGAGTACCCGTCACCAAAACGCACTTCACGCACCGACGGCTGCGAGTTCACCTCCATATCCGGCTTCACTTTCCAGCGAAATGTTTTCATCGCCCGCTCCCCGATAACATACCGCCATCACGCAACTGCAGCCGGAGCTCATCCTGCGCCCCCTTGCGGGCCATGTCATACACCGCCTTCATCAGCTGCGGCCCCGCCTGTCCGTTGGTGCCGTCGTTCTGAATCACCACGTGATTGTTCTGATTAAAATTAATACCTTCCGCCCGCCGCATCTGCGCCGGACTTCCGGCACCACCCACATAACCACCTTCCGCATAGCCGCGCATCAGACGGTAAAGATTCCCCACACCTATCCGGCTGGTTGCCTCTTTCGTGAAAACAAACTCCCCGCGGTGAACTATCCCCGCAGGCTCATATTTGCCGCCCGTCCCCGTAAATCCTCCGGTCGCGAAATGGAAGTTCGCCGCCGCAGCCTCAATGGCCGTCCCCGAGGAAGCAGATGCACCACCACCGAAAGCACCGCCAATGGCGCTGCCGATACGCCCGACAATGCCCACCATGGCCTGTTTAAGCAGAATTTCTGTCATCATGGACAGCACCGAACGGGTGAATCCCCGCCAGTCTGCCTCTGCACCGGTCAGCATCGCCGCCATATTCTGTGCAATACCGTCAAAGGTCTGCATGGCAGCACTTTTAACCTGCGAAAAACTGTCCGTCGCACTTTCCGCCCACTCGCCCCAGCCGGACTTCAGCCCGGCCATCCAGCTTCCACGAAGCTGCTCCTCCGCAGACCAGGTGTTCTTCAGTGCCGATGTGGCCTTCGCCAGCGCAGCCGGATTATCACCGTACACGTCCCGAAGACGCTGCGCTTCAGACTCCCGCTGCGCCTGACGGTCAGTGAGACCGCGGGCTTTTGCGCTGATGGCGGCCTGCTTCGCGCTCTGCTGCTCTTCAAACCGCACCGCCTGCTGTGCCAGCTCATTCAGGCGTTTCTGGTATTCAACCTTGTCGCCCAGCTCAGCCAGCTGGCGTTTGTACTCCAGCGTCTCGTCTTTATGCGCCAGCAGGGATTTTTCCTGCTCAGATAACTGTCGTTTCGTGGCAGCCTCTTTCAGGACCGCATACTGACTTTCCGCCTTCCATAAATCACGGCGCTGCCGGCTGATTTTCTCATTCGCACCGCTGTGTTTTTCCAGCGTCCTGAGCTCAGCTTCAAGGGCAAGCAGAGCCTCTCTTGCCTGCTCCTCTTCCCTCTCCCCGGCAGAGCGCGTTTTCGGTGATGTATGCTTTTTACCTGTCAGCTCTTCAGCCAGACGGCTGACGGCTTCCTGCTGCCCTGGACCTTTGCTGACGCCTGTTGCACGCGAGCGGTTGATGTACCCCATTTCCCCCTGGCGTATACGCGCATCCCGTTCCGCAATGGATTTTCTCAGCGCCAGTTCATCGCGTTTTGTTTTCTCAATAAATACGCGGTTCTCTTCTGCCAGTTCACCAAACAACGCACCAACGCCGGGCACATTCTTTGTCGTTTCCCAGGCTGACTGAATAAATTCAGCCAGCGCCAGATCCCCCTGCACAAGCAGCAGCTTCACTTGTTCAACGGTTCCGGCCACCACGTCAGTGATCAGACTGAGTGCCCCCAGTGTATGATCACCTATCCATGCCCATGCGTCAGAAGTCCAGGTTTTAACATCGTCCCAGATTTTTTCCACCGGCGTGGCCGCTTTATCAAGTTGCTCCAGACGTGCATTCATGACATCCGCAAACAGGGACATCGCCTCCGTCACCGCAGCCTGTTTACCTTTCGTGCGCTCAAGCTCATCAATATGGCGTAACTGGGAAACGCTCAGGAAGTTATACTGCTGATTCAGGGAGGCCAGCGCCTTCACCGGATCTGCTGCAATCCCTTCAAAGGCTTTTTCCACCTTCCCGGCATCGTCCCCCACCGTCTGCAGCCATCTCTGAGAGGTTTCCCCCATGATCCGTAGCTGCCCGGCGGTATATTTCCCGCTTTCTGCCAGACGGGCCAGATTTTCTGCCGCCTGTCTGATACCACCACCGGCTTCATCGCTGATCACCCCGGCCATTTTCCACAATTCTGCCGTTGTGGTGGCAGCAGCCCCTCCGGTCAGGGTCAGTGAACGCAATAAGGCCCGGTCAGCCTGCTCTGCCTGCCAGGCGGCGGCAGCAAGCGCGGCCAGTACGGCAACCCCGCCACCTGCCGCCACACGGGCCACCGACATAAATCGTCCCAGCTCACCGGCATTCCGGGCATTTTCAGCCAGTGCATTTGCCGTATCTGACAGCGACTCCTCTGATGATTCAGAGGCATCCCTGATCCCGAGAAGTTCCTCCTTCAGCAGGGTAAGCAGGCTGAGCGGTCCACCGAATGAATCGCTGATCTGCCCCCCCTGCTGCAGCATGATAAGGAAGGGATTCTGACCACCGGCAAGCTGAGTGACAATATCCGTGAACTGTGCGGGCAGTGTGCGCATGGCAGCCTTATACTGTCCGACTGATATCCCGGCTTTTTGTGCAGCCAGCGCCTGTCGGCTCAGACTCTGCTCAGCAGCATCAGCCTGTTTTCTGAAAGACTGACTGACTTTCCCGGACATCAAATCAGCAAGCGCACTGGTTTCACCCAGCTCTTTTTTTACCCGCGCTGCCTCTTCAGAAAAACGGGCAGAATCCAGTGTCAGCACGGCTGTCAGATCGGCAAAATAACCTGCCATCGTGGTCACCTCCTGAAATGTCCTCTGATACCATCAATAACTGTCACAACCTCCTTCCCTCCTCCCCGAAACGGACTCCACCGGCGAGGCCCGCCGCCTTCTGCATCAGTACATCATTTTCGTCCGGCGTCTCCGCCTGCCCTTCCTCTGCCTCCGGAGCGAACAGGCTGAAATCCGCCGGATGCATATCCGGATCGCAAAAAAACAGGCTGAGTACGGCGTACGTCAGCCCGGAAAAATGCATATCCAGCTGGGTATCCTGAAAATAATGCGTGCAGTAAAAACGTCGCCAGTCGGCATATTCGGTGGATGTCATCCCGGCAAGCATGGCGCGCCAGTCGGCTCTCCCCATCTCACGCGCCAGTTTCAGGACAAAGTTCAGCTCGCCTTCGAATGCTTTTTTGATGTTACCGGCTCAGTCGCTTCTGTTTTCCCGGTTGGTTCAGGATCGGCATCGTGCCGGTTATCCAGCATACCTGAAAGATAAAGCACCCGGTTCGTTGCCTGATTCAGTGCATCAGCAGGCCATCCCAGCATCACTTCACGGCGGATCTGCTGCATCTCTGTCTCCGGAGAGGCCAGAGTGCCTTTGAGGGAATGGGAATGCCATAGCGACATCGCCACAAGCAGGGATGCCGTTTCCAGATATCGCTGGTTAATGTGCACGACATCATGCTTCGTTGTCTCCTGTTGTTCTGCGTCTGAAACAAACTTTATATAATCAAACCGCTGCAGCGCAGACAATTCGGAAAGCGTGACGGACACACCGTTATATTCAAATTGTTCTGTTTTCAGAAACATGTATTACCTCCGTTTACCCTGCAGCGCCCGCTTCAGTAACGGTGACTTCAGCCACTGCGGCGAACTGACCATTTCCGCTCACCACAGGGATCTGCACCTTACCTGTCGCCACGCCGTTTACCGTAATTGTCATATCTTTCACACTAATGGTGGCTTTCGACGGATCGGCGGAAACCGCTCTGAACGTCTTGTCGGTTGCACTTTCCGGCTCAAAAGAAACCGTCAGGGTGGTTGTTTTCCCTTTTGCCACCGTACCGGATGTCGGTGTCACCTTAATTGCAGTGGCCGGCGTAATTTCGCTGCGTTCTTCCGCCACGGAAGGTTTGCCCACGTTAGTGACTTTCACCGTGCGGGTGATCACTTCTTTCGCCGTCACGGCCTTACCGATACTGCTGACCCAGCCACGGAACACATCCACCGTGCCATTTGGGAAACGGATTTTATAGGCCCGCACATCCCCGCTTTCAAACCAGCCTATAAGCCCTTTCTGACCTTCTTCTCCCGGTTTCCAGGCCAGCGTAAAACTGGTATCTCCTGCAGACTTCTGCCCCTGCCCGGTCGCGGTCCAGTCCGCGTCTTCATCATCCAGGTAGTTATCATCGTAGGGTTCTGCCGTCATCTCGCCCGGCGTCAGATCCTTCACCTTAGCCAGTCGCTGCCAGTCATCGTCTGACAACGGGTTTGCATAAGCATCACCCTTGCCGTTGTAAACCCACAGAGTGGTACCGGCACCTTTTACCGGCTCAAGGGGATTTGGTGTTGCCATATCGTCCTCACATCTCGTAGGTAATTTTCCACAGGAGATCTGCCGATCCCCACATCATAAACTCATCATCCCGGCGGTAGTCATACCCCTGAAGATTCATCTTCAGCAGTAATGCACTGAGCCCGGGAACTGCCTCCAGCGCAGGAAGAATTTTTTCTTCCATCCACATATCCAGTGCCGAGTCCGGTTCTTTTGCCCTGAGAAAAACCTCAATATGCAGTGTCGCCTCCCAGGTTCCCTCATCAACGAACTCGTCAGCAGCAGACGCATCTGTCAGGTAAACAGCAACAGCAGGCAGTTCCTGTTCATCAATAAAAACCGGGCGACCGTCAAACCAGCTCACCCTCTCAGAAATATTTTCTTTCAGGGCAGACAGAACTGCCGCCCGTATTTCACGGTGTTTCATACACCCTCCCAGTCATTTTCTTTTCAGCACCAGGCGTAACTGATGCGTCATGGCTTTCATCATCTGCACCGGTAATTTTTCCCGGTACATCCGGTCCCGTTCACGTTCAAAGGTTTCTGCCAGCGGTCCGGCAGTCGGAATCTTCACCACTTCGATCGGCAGACGGTGGCGTTTCGGCCTCCCTTTGCTGTCAGCGCCGGTGGACGATGATGCCCACGGCATACGCTGCATCACATGCCAGCGTCCGTTAGCCAGCCGGGTGATAAAGGCATCCGGGATCCGTCTTTTCCCCACAATCAGCACACTGCCACCGCCTTTCGTGACCGAACGCTCGCCTTTCTTTCGTCGCTTTCTGCGGGAAAGCCGCACGCTGGCCGTCCCCAGTTTTATGGCGGGCAGATTACCTGTGTTGATGATGACCTTCGCATAAACCCTGTCTGCGCTGGCCCGTTGCAGGCGGATACGCTCACGGATGAGACGGCGCGGAACCGCCAGCTCCCTGGCAACCGAAGAGGCCGTTTTCGCGATGATGGACTCCGCCACACGGTTAAGTGTCGTGGCGGCAGCCCGGGGAACGGCACGGCGGTCAATTGCATCCAGATTTTTCATGGCCTGCGCCAGACCTTTTATTGCCATACTCATTCCTGTTCGACAAAAATCCGGGGTTTACCGTTGTACGTGTCATAACGGGTCACCGTCAGTGTGCGGCCCTCAAACACAACAACATCATGACGGGCCGGACGGTACCGGGCTGAAAACACCACCAGTGACAACTGGCTGCCCGAAAGCGCCCCCATCTCCGCGGACTCTTCCTCCGGCATCACGTCGTACACGACGCCGTTAATCTCCGCCTGTTTGCCCATCATCCGAACGGTCGCCACGTCCATCCGGCAACACATTCGCGTAAACAGATCAGACATTGATTTTTACCGCCACAGTGGCGCTGTTTGCAGGAGCATTTTCCCAGGCTACCCCCGCGGCCACCGCACCGTCGGCAGCCAACTGCACAACCCCGTCCTTCAGATAAACCACCGCGCCGGACTGAATGTCGTCAGCAGACTGTTTGGGCAGCAGGAACACGCCTTCGGCAAAACCGTCACCGGCCTCACCGGCAGGAATATCGGTAATGGCCACGGCCACCATACTGCCGACCACCACCGCAGCACCGCTCAGGATGGTCTGATCTCCGGCATTCACCAGTTCAATGGTGGTACCGTCCTGTACAAAATTTTTCGCCATAATGCTGTTTCTCCGGACAGCCCCTGTGGGGCTGTTTTTCAGGCATAAAAAAAGCCCTTTCGGGCAGTGATTGTGATAACGCGGTTATCAGGCCACCGACGAACGCACCAGCCCGCGCCAGTCAAGTGGTGCCACTCCGGCATCAATACGGATTTTTGTGGCAATGCCGTCAGTGGTGAAACCTTCCTGCTGATCAATGTATGGCGTGTCCACACCATCCAGCCAGGCCACTTCAATGGTGTCAGTGCCCTGTGCCGCCGCCAGATACCAGGTTTTCGGGTCTGCCGCATCAAGACGCGCTTCTGCAATCACCTCAGCAAAGTTCTGGATAGGGTTAATGACACCGGCGTTTGCATCCGCCCCTTTCACACTGGCCGATTTGATGGTCTGGTTCGCCACCGTCTCCAGTGCCACCGGTACCAGCATAAAGGCCGGACGGATATTCAGGGCACGATCGCCTTCTTTCTGCAGGCGCATCATCTGACGGGCCGCATCCAGTCCGGAAACGGAGATCCCCCCGGTGGCAATATTTTTGTGATCGGCATGGAACAGCGCCTTACCGTCGGACAGTTTCGGGTTATCCGTCAGCACCTTGTAGACCAGGTCACCAATCGTTGCCTTCGCCGCACGCCCCATCTTCATCGGCACGTCCACCAGCATATTCAGATCATCATTGATAATGGCCTGGCGGGTGATGGAGAAAATCTCCCCGTAAGTGGCCAGTGCAATGGTCTCCTTGCGATCTGAGGTGGTGATGTATTTATACTCCGCCCCCTCACGAACCTGGCGCAGAGAACCAAAACCGCCCATCCCCACGCGATACGCTGTTTTGAAGTCTGACAGGCGTCCCTTACGGGTCCACTTCTGGAAGGTTTCTTCTGATTCCTCCCAGCCCTGGATCAGCCCCTTGTTCGACACATCCAGCAGAATATTGCCAAAATCAGAGGTGCTGTGCGTCAGCGCCAGCCCGACCATCTGCATGGGGTTATAACTGGCCACCCCAATACCGCGCTCCGTCAGTGACATGCGAGCCCATTCACGCAGGGTCATCCCGTTATAGGCGTTATCCTTCTCGACATTTTCAAATCCGGCACGGGCCAGCATCGCCTGGCGGATCCCGTCCCCCACAAAATTGCCGTTTCCGGCATAAATATGGGCCGGTGTATTTTTGTTGGTCGGCGAGGACTCCTTGCCCATTTCATTCAGCAGTCGTTCACGGGCCATTTCCAGCGAACAGTCAGGATCAGCCACGCACTGTGCCTGAAGCGTCTGATAGCGACCGCCGAACATGGCAAACAGATCGTTAATGCCTGACATGCGGGCTTTCTGTTCAGCCATAACGCGGGCGCGAATGGTCGCCTCATCAGACACTGCCGGTACCGGTGATGGTTCTGTTACCGCCGGTGCAGGGATTGTCACTGTGGTATCACGCGGGGCACTGTTGCGTGGCGGAGTAATCATGTTTCGGATGGATTCCGGCATCTTTTTAAATTCCTCTGTACGTTTTGACTGAATACATGCCATTGCCTCAACAGCGGGTGTCACCTGGTCAGCAAATCCGTGTGCCAGACATTCGGCACCGGACATCCAGGTTTCATCCGCCAGCATGGCGGCAATTTCATCGGTGGTTTTTCCGGTTTTCTGCGCATAGGCTGGCAACAGTACCGATTCGACTTTATCCAGCAAATCGGCATAACTGCGCATATCCTCAGCATCCCCGCCACTGAATCCCCATGGCTTATGGATCATCATGAAGGCATTTTCCGGCATAATGACCGTATCACCGGCCATCGCAATCACAGATGCCATCGAGGCGGCAACGCCATCCACATACACGGTAATGGTCGCCCCCTGATTTTTCAGGGCATTAAAAATGGCGATGCCTTCAAAGACATCGCCACCCGGTGAATTGATATGGAGATTAATGTGGGTGATATCACCCAGTGCATTCAGTTCGCTGACAAACTGCTTCGCGGTAACTCCCCAGAAACCAATCTCGTCATAAATATAAATATCCGCGTCACCCGGCCCCCCAGCCTGCATCCTGAACCAGGATTTATTCTTCATGCTGGCTTTCGGTGTCGCGCTGATACTGTCGTTCAGTTCCGGCACTGTTGCCTCCTTTGTCGTTGACGGGGTCAGTATCAAAGACCAGCCCCAGTCTGCTGTTTTCATCAATTTCAGCCTTGCGGCGACGTTTGACCTCATCCGGATTGCGCCCACCGGCACGCACCCAGTCAGATTCTGTCGCTGCACCACCCCGGATCTGAATTCTCCAGGCTTCAGCTTCCTTAACCGGGTCGATCCACGGCATCACCGGACCGGAATACGTCGCGTTATATAGCGTTTTCATCTCCACATCCGCCGGAATTTTCAGCAGACCTGCCGCAACCACCATATTCAGCCATGTCCGGTACACCGGGCGGGTTACCGCGCCAATAAAACAGTCCTGCAGGATCAGGTAACCATCCGTGGACTCGACCAGCTCCTGCCGCTGGGCGCTGTAGGTGCCGTTATAGTTACGCGCCGCACTGGAAAAACTCAGACGACTGCCTGCTGCCACTGCACGCAACTGGCCGTTGCGGAAAGTTTCAAGATTGGGATTGGGACGGTCAGATTTGACCATGCCGATATCCTCGCCCTTGCGCAAATCGTCATAAATAATACCCGGGGTGATATGGACTTCCCGCTCGGTTTCTTTGATCCCCGGATCTTCATAGTCCTGTCCGTCACCTTTACGGATATACAGTCCCAGCGCCGCAGCAATACGCGCCGCTGTCAGTTCCGCATCCTCATACTCCTTAAGGGCACTGATCCGCATCAGCACCCCCGATAACATGGATGAGCCTCGCGTCTGATGCAGACGACGAGTGAACTTCAGGTGGATCATTTTTCCGGCAGCGATTTCTTTCGTATCACTCTGCCGGCCGCTGACCGGATAATTTTTATAAACCAGATATTTTTTCGGTCTTCCCCACTCATCAAGAAAAACCCCCTGATTCAGTCCGGCGGATTCATCTGTGCGCATGGGAACAAAATCCGGCTCCATCGCCTCAAGCCAGAATGGCACTCCCGCCGTCCGTTCCAGACCGTTTCCCGCACCACTGACCATCTGCGCAAACACTTCACCATCCCGCAGCCAGGTCCGCAGCAGTAAACGTTCAAGCACGGGACGGGTATACTGCCCTGTCACATCCGGACTCACGGACCATTCAGCCCACAACCGGCGGATATCCGCAGCCAGCTCAGCCGCCATTTCCCCGTTTTTTCGTAATGGCTGAGGCTCCACAATAATTCCCCTGGCACCAATCACCCGCTCTTCCAGCTTGTCAAACACACCAATCACCAGGTCATGATTGATATCAAGAAAACGGGCCTGCTCCCGCAGGGAAACCGCACCGTATTTACTGAGCTGATCGGCAGAGCGATTTTCCCGCCGGGCTTTATGTGTCCGGGTCGGTTTCACCGCCTCATAGGCCATGATTAACGCCCTTGAACGCAGTCTGGCTGCTTTCCACCCGGGGGAAAACACGCCGATCACATCATCAATAATTGCCATTAAAACCTCGCCAGTTTAAATCCTGGTTTTCCCCGCCTGCGGCTCACCATCGCGGCAAGCCTGCGTTCCCACTCCTGACGTCCGGCGCGGATCTGAGAAAGGCTTTCCAGCGTCAGTTGCTGCCCGTTGAAGGTGACAGACTTCCCCTCCAGTACGGCCATTTCCGCTTCACGGTACCGCTGTATCATTTCTCTGGCTTCTTCTGTGCTCACAACCAGCCTCCTGATGTTATCCATGGATTATCTTCCGCACGCTCCGTCCGCAGTTTTTTCTTCCGGCGACGGCGTTTTTCTGCCCCGGCCGTCAGTTCCGGGGATACCGTTTCACCAGAACGCTCCTGCGGGAAGACGAGCCACGTTTCCCGCTGTGCCCAGTCCGGTGCGGAGGGCCAGCGGATCTTTTCGTAACCATGCAGAACGGCAAGCGCATCCGCATAAACCAGCAGGTCAAACGCCTCGTTAGCGCCCCTGCCCGGTTTTCGCCATTTTCCGTCACTGCCGCGCTCTTCATAGGTCAGCTCATCGTAAAACCACCGCCCCAGCCAGTCGGGAAAGTGGATATAGTTCGGCCCTGGTGTGTCACGCCACAGGGCATTATTTACACGGTCCTTAAACGCATCCGTCTGAACCAGCCACAGCGCGACATCGCCACTGGCTCTGGCACGGCGGGCACTTCTGCCGGTATTATCCGGGAAGGTACGGTTAATCAGCCTGTCACGGCGAAGACCATCCCCCTTGAACAGAAACACCCTGTTGCCCAGTCCGTCACTCCGGCAACGACGCCAGAAACGATAGGCGTTATCTGTCACCCCGGCTTCCCCTCCCGTATCCACCGCCATGGCCATCAGACGCATGCGCACATCCGGATCAGAAGCCAGCGGCCATGTTTTATGGAACACATCCGTCAGCAACAAATCCCAGTCCTCCGGATATGCCGCCGGATCAACCGGCAGACTTTCACCGTTGGGACTGCAGCGCAGTGAATGCCGGATGTTGTAGCGATCAACAATCCAGCGTTCCCCCTGCTCTCCGTATCCGGTGATCTGCACAACAAAACGGCGATTTTTACCGCCCTGTACGTCAACCGTTGCCTCAATAAAACGCACACCATCCGGCACAGATCGCCGGGGAAACGGCTCGGCACGCTGTTCAAGCAGTTCACTTTTACGCTGTTCCGTGGCTGAACGGGGCAGATAGGGTCGTCCGATATCGGTGTTCACCACCGCTTTCAGGGTCTCTTCACTGCCGGTTCGCTCATACTCTTCTTCTGCCGCCAGCAGTTTAAAAATCAGTTGTTCCCAGGTCTGAAACGCCGCAGCCGGCCCCTCCATCCAAAATGACGCAATCCGGGAGTTTCGTGGCGTTCCGGTGATACTGCCGTCCGCCGCCGCCCGTTCACCTTCACGAAGCCAGATCCCCTGGTTATTCAGTTCGCGTTTCTGCTCAGGGGCAATCAGCCCGCGACAATGCGGACACATCAGACGGGCAGCCTGACCGGCAGCCACAAAATCCGGGTTATTCCGGTATCCGGTCATGTTATCCATCACCGGCTGAAAATATTCCCCGCAGTGCGGACACGGCCAGTACCACCGGCGGCGGTCTCCCCGGTTATACAGTGACAGGATCCCCGTTGTTGGCGGTGCCTCATGTGCGCCACCACAACGCCATTTGGTATCGGTGATATCCCGCCCCGGTGAACTCTCGACCAGGGTCATCCCCGAGGACATAAAGGTGGTGGTACGCTTTGAGGCCAGCGTGAAGGCATCCCCTTCCCCGTCCACATTTTCAGGGAAACGGTCATAATCCGTCAGCGCCACACGACGGTAATCCGAAGAGGAAAAGACGGTGATCGACGGCCAGCCAATCTTCAGGAAGGAGCCGTCAAGAAACATTTTATCGTGGACGTTGTTGTCATTACGGGAAGGACTGAGGCGCTTGCTGACCTCCGGACTGTGGCGAAACGTCCTGGAAAGACGCGTTCTGGAATGCTCACGCGCCTTCGTCTCAGTCATCTGCACCACCAGCATATCCGCCGGATCACAGATGATGCCGTACACAATCCAGCCATCAATCAGCCCTTCGGTTTTCCCGGTTCGCGCAGGTCCCACAAACACCACCGCGTCATATTCACGGGCTGATAATGTATTAATGGGGTCAATCATATAGGGCGTCAGCGATGACTCCCACGGACCGGAAGTATTGGCTCCCCGTGGAACCCGCATATAACGCCTGATGGCTTCCGCTACTGGTAACCGGCTGGGTGGGCGAAACAGCGAGGCCACTTCGCGCCAGATATCGGATGCGCGGCTATGGCTCTCGTTCACCTGATTCACATATCGGCCTCATCACAACAGTCAATGACTGCCTTTTCCAGTGTATCGCGGATCTCATCAACCACAATCTGTACTTCATTCAGTTGTGATGCGGTCCACCCCCTGTCCCTTTCCAGCCGGTCAGGCCAGGTTTCCAGTACCTGAACTATCGCTTTCACCACGACAGAAAAGGACCGCCTGACATCACTGACTGGCACAAGCTGACCAGTTTCCTGCTCAAATTTCAGTCGGTCACGTTCTGACTGGTACCATGCTTTACGCGCATGAGGATCCATTTCCTTGTTATCTACAGGCAGAGGAGCTTTCATCAGCTCGGCAAGGATATCTGTCAGTCGGTACAGTTTGAGATTGCTCTCATGACCACCGGCTGGGCTTATGTTTTTTACCCGAGCCGCAACAGTCTGTCGATGAGCACCGGATAATGCGGCCAGTTGGGAAATATTCAGATGCAGATTTTTTAATTCACGATCCATAACTCCCCCTGAAAATTATGTAAACACACACCAGTGATGAACAAAAAACAACCAGATTCGACACTAAAAATTTTTATTTTTCTATATATCAATAACTTACACTGGTGGTGATGGTGCCATAAAAATCAAAAAATGCGCCTTTTTCCGCGCCGCCCGCCCCGTGTTCAGGCCCACCCCGCCAGGAGGACCCGACAAAATGAGAATAATTATCACTTGCATTAATATCCTGTTTCTTCCACCCCCGCACAGGACTGGCGAGCATGAGGGACAAACCCGCGAACCATAAACGCGGTAAAAACCCGGTGTGCATCGTTTTTGATTATTCCCGCACACTCGTGCAGAAGGAGTTCCCCGTCGGGCTACGGTCATGGTTAATGCGGGAATACAGCGACGATACAGCGCATGATGTGTCAGGCTTGAATACCTTTATCCGTTAAAAGGGATATCAGTTAAGTTATCCCGTGTAGGGTATAAGCCATTATCAAGCCCACCCGTAGATGGGCTTTGTAATGGCTACTTCTTCAGAAATGATTCGATGAATTCACGTCGGGGATGACGATAGTTCAGAATATCTTCTGGCATCCTCATAAAGCGGTTGTTGCCGTCTTTGGCAGTAACAAAACAGCTGTGAACTCCGCAGACATCCGTTTTTATTGTGTCGCTATACTCAAAAAGCAACTGAGCCATCTTCTCTTGCCATTCTGGCGGCATAGCCTCCATGAATACTCGCGGCATCACGCAGAACGGCGCATGCGTAAGACCAAACCACAGTTGCAGGTCTTTACGATATTCTTCATCCATCGTCTTTACCTTTGTTGCAATAAAAAGCCCCGCGAATGCGAGGCTAAATCCTGGTATTTGTAATGACTGGCTCTTATCTCAACGCAGCCCCTTACCGCGCGCAAGATGCTCAATATCAAGCATCAGCAATGAGATGTTTAATCTGGATTCACTCCAGAAGTGATCACCACCCTGTCTACAGAGCCAGATGTGAAGGATGATGAGTAGAATTATCGCTATCATCGAAGGCATTGCGTCCTGATGTATTCCTGAAGCGTTCTCAGTGCTGTTTGGTCGCGGATAATTCCGCCCCGGACACCGAGAACGTTTCGTCCAGCAACTGGAGAGAGTTCGACGGTGGCATCATTGCCCATGCCGGAGGCGCCGGAGGTTTCGGCTGAGGATGGCACAGGGCATTTTCCTTTGACGAGCACCCTGCCACCATTATCAAGCTTGCGCCGAAGAGCATCATTTTCAGCTTTCGCATCGGCTAATTCCCTCGAGTATCTGGCATCAAGTGCAGCAACATCACGCTGGCGCTGCTGCATATCAGTAATGGTTGCATTTGCCAGCTCCAGCTCACTGACTTTTTTATCGCGCTGCTCTTTGTAGGTTATGGCGTTATCACGGTAATGATTCAGCCCCAGACTAAGCGCACCACAGGCTACCAGCAGGACAATAATCACCACACACAGAACACGGTTCATCTCTCTTTCACCCCACCAGTCCCGATAACGTCAGGACTCGCCAGGCGGTGGAAAAGAAAATGGCAACCAGCATGACTAAAAATGAAATGCCGACGATTACACAGAGGATCTTCGCCAGCGTTATGAGTTTATCCGATATCATTAGCCACCACTCCATCAATCCGCCTTTGTTATTTTCCCTTTGTCTGTATCAGCCAGGACAAAATCAATCAGCAGATTCGCTTCGTTTATCAATGTGCGGATTTTTGATACATGCGCGGATTTAACCTGTTTCCACTCATTCAGCCCGGTAGCAAACACACTGGCAATGTTTTTATCCCGTTTCATGTCAGCGCAAGCCTGATTGAGTTCTTCCATCACACTCATTCGACGGGGATTAACGACAAAACCCTTCGTCCAGTATTCATAGAGAACATCGTCACACTCTTCCTGATACTGGATTACCTTGCCGCGGATTTCGGGTTTTACTTTGTTGGGATTGATGGTTTGTAACCAGCCTGCAAGTTTTCGAAGCGGCAGGGACACCATATTGCGTCGTTTCCCATCCTCAGCAACCATAACGATTTCCGTTATAGTTGACGCAAAACGCTGTCTTAACTTAGCCAACTGTGATTGCCAGGCCAGCCCCATCCCCGCAACGACAGGTTTCATGGGAACGTATGGTTCGCCGTTATGGTTAACCACATAAAGAGAATCGCCGTGAAACGGCACGGTCATCATATTCATCGGTTATTTCCTTTTAGTGATGAACCCTGCGCACAGGAATAACCAGCCCAAAGAGGGTTAACCAGACCACTGCCGGTTATCCACCAGGGCTCATCCTGAAAGGTTCTTTGGTTTATTTACGCTTGTGCGAAGCGCAGAAATGACAAAGGCACCATTACGGTGCCTCTTCATGAAACAATCTTGTTGACTTTATTCACTTACATTTTGCCAGTTCGCAGGATTTCGTGTTATCTGCCCGCGTTGGCCAACGTCATTTTTCAGCAAAATATTCTGCTTACCTGTCGATACCCCAGCACGCCAGCGCACTCTCCTGGTCACGTCTTGATACCTGACCGTAACAGTTGTTTGAACGGATACGGCAGTCTCTGCCACCGTCCTTAATCCACCAGCGAATCGCCTCACACGCTCCCCTGCGATCGCCTGCATTAAGCCGCTTATAAAACATCGACGGGAAACACTTACCGGGGCCAATGTTATAGGGGCAAAATGACGCGATACCTGCTTTTTGTGGCTCGGTCAGTGGAACTTTTATATTACGCTCCACCCATGCCAGCGCCTTATCCCGTTCGATAGCGTTAACCCGGTCGCATTTTTCCTTCGACAGCTTCATGCCAGGAATCACAGGCTTACCATCCACCATGATGGCGCCTCGGCAGATGGTCCAGATACCCGCACCATCACGGTATGCCGTGGTGTGGTTGCCTTCCTTTTCATCCAGAAACTGGTCGAGGATTTCAGGCGCAGAAGCACCTGCGGCAATCAGCGCCAGAACGGCAGCCGATAAACCATAGCGGAGTTTCCTGCTCATCAGCTTACTCTCCCCGTGCCGCCTTACGCCTGTCCTCTCTGATTTTGAAATACAGGTTCGTCAGGTACGTCAGCAGACCAAACAGCAGACTCCCCAGCACGCCTATTGCCGCCCACTGAGACGGGGAAACCCTGTCCAGCAACTGCAGGAACCAGTAGCCCGTTCCCACCGCTGACGTGGTGTATGACACACCTGTTGTGATTTTTTCCATCTGGTACATACCCCGTCTCCCGCAATCCGGAAGCTCACAACATGAAAAAGGCCAGCAGCTGTTTACTGATGGCCCTGACTCCCCGTTACAGCATCATGACCGATTCGGGTTGAGGTTCAGTCGCATCGGCGACCGGTGATTCAGGCTGAACTTCACCGCTCTCTGCGGTGGTATCTCCCGCTTCAGTCGGTGGCTCTGCCTGTACACCAAGCAGCTCATCCAGAATGGCATCAACCTCTGCATCAAGACGCGCTTCCAGGTTATGGCGAAGTTTTTGTTTCAGTGCGCTCAGGACTTCTTCAGAGCGCAGGACTTCCTTCACTGCCTCAGCAGTGACCAGGGATGTAATTTCTGACATGGGATTTTCTCGTCGAAAGGTGTGATTAAGAAAGTTGCCGCTAAATGAGCGGCTCTTCGGGTTTGCTTCCGGCTGACTGACTGGCGCTGATTTTCTCAGCGGACCTTTTGTCAATCTGTCTGCGCCAGACGTCACGCATGGCCCGGTATCCACCCGAAAGGAGATACAGCACACAGACCACCGTACAGAAGTACAGCATTAACTGGTTCAGAAATGTCATAATTTCTTTCCGTTATTGTTGACAATAAGAACTGTTTTCATTTAAAAAACCAGAGCACGAAAGTATCGTTCCTTTATTTTTTCTCCATAGGTATTACCACCGCCAGCGTCCATTCCTGTCGCTGGCGGTTTTTTTTATCATGCCGCAGTGTCTGTGCTGTTCACTTCCACCGCAATGCTGTCTATCAGTACCGGGTAAGTCGCACCTCTGGTAATGTCTGTCACATGCAGTTTATCCGCCGCAAAGGCACTGACCGGTGACTGCGTCAGCGTGAACGGTGTGCCATCCTGACCATCAATAACCGGCGTCACCTGAAGGCTGTTATTCCCGGCAAAGCGGAAAGCCAGCGTATGCCATTCGTTATCAAATGCGCCAAAGGTTCCCAGTTTCAGGTTGTTTGTCGCCACTTTCGCATTGTGGTACATCACATTCAGGTCTTTTGCATCTGTCTGGATGTAGAACGCTGCCAGCAGGTTATTCCCCCCGTCTCCGGTCAGGGCAACGCCCTGTGGCAGTGAAGATACCGGCCAGTAAAACGCCATAACATACTGGTTCGCAGCCAGCACTCCCGAAACCTTAAAGCGGCAGCGAATCTGCCCCCCTTTCTGTAACAGAGCCGCACCGTTGCCCGCGGCGTACTCCAGCACCCAGCTGCTTTTACCGGCTTCCTTGGTCAGCTTCACTGCCTTACCTCCGGTTCCCTCCGCATCGCTGACCACTTCTGCCCTGCCGCCACTGGCTGACCATCCCTGTACTTTCAGGCTTCCCTCTGACTCGCTGGCAAGGTAAGAGAGCAGTGTTGTGACGCCTGTGGCTTCTGCACCGGAAGGCGATGACGGGCGCACCTCTGATACTGTCGATGATGCCCCCGCGTTTAGCGCCACTCTTCCCGCATGGCGCAAAATCGCCGTTGCCAGACGGTCGGAAATAATCCCGCGGCGAGCCCATGAACTGAAATGGCTCGCCCTGTCCTGTGACGTCCAGGTGGCTGAGCTGTCACGCCATTTCGAACCGTAATATCCGATACCCGGAATGTCCGGGTCTTCTTCCGGTTTGTTCGTCGGCACATTCACCCCGTTCTCATCCGTCATGAACGGTACGAAATGGATATTCTTTTCCGTTTTGTTTTTGTAGCTGCCGTACACCGTCTGGTACGAGGATTCGTTCTTCTGCTTCCAGAAATACGTCGTGTCCCCGCATATCCAGGGAACACCGTCAGCAGAGCCACCGACGCACTGACCTGCCATATCCGCCAGGTCTGCACGGAATTTATCAACCAGCGCACCAAACTGTGCTGCGTGATTTGCCGGCGTACCGCCAAAATCAAATTCCCCCTGCATCCACACCACGGCAAACAGCACATTTTTCGGGTTCTTCTTCAGTGCTGCTTTTGTTCGACCGATAAGGTCCTTATACAGCGGCTTGTCCACACCCCAGCGGGTTGAATTCTCCGAGGCACCACTCGCGTCACTGTATGTGCCATCAGCTCCGGTGGTGAACGCTGAACCACCACGACAGCACGGAACCAGCAGAATGCCCGCATTCGCCGGTATAAACGGCAGCAGTTTTTTGGCGATATGCAGCCCCTGCCCCACGGTACCGTACTGCCCCTTTGACAGGTCCGCTTTCGGATGGTTAAGGCGACTCATGTCCTGCACATCATGCAGACAATGGTCCGCCGGAATGATGTCGTTATATTTACAGGCGACACCGCCCGGTGTCACCGTACTGCGACGCGCCAGCTGCTTAATGCGCGGGTCCGGACGGTCATATGTCTCCGGCAGCGGAAGGCCTTCACCATATGCCATGCTGTTTGACTGCCCCGCCAGAACCACAACAAAGTAATACTCCGGGTCTCTGGTGGCGCTGATTACTGTGCCTTCTCCATCCGACGGCTTCACCACAACAGGTGTGCTCACATCACCTTCTGCGACAATCGCCTGAATAAGTGCTGCGCCATCATCCGTATACGAAGAAAACGGCCCGCCGTATGGTTGCCATCCTTCACGAATTTTTTGAGCAAGTGCATCAGCAAGGTCTGACGGCGACACCGCCCTGACCACATCGTAGTGTTTAAATGCCATGAATCCTCCCGGCCGGGATAATGTTGTGAGTCAGATAAGGGGCGGGCTGAAGTCCGGAAGTTACAGGACAATGACAGAAGGAAGACTACAGCCCGCAATACGAAAAAGGCCGCGCAGTTGCGCAGCCTTATAAACCCTGGTTAAAATCCACACGATAAAAATGACAATGCAAGTATCTCATGCTGTTGCCCGAACCTACTCGGGCTTTTTTTGCATGTAAAAAGGCTCCTGCGATGAGGAGCCTGGATATATGCCTAATCTCTGTATACAGCATGATGCCGGGTGCCTCCCGGTGAATTCTGCAATGACCAGACAGAATCCGCAACTTGCCTATACAATACGCAACCAAACATCTGTCATTATGCCCCGCCGCCCAGGGGGATTCATCATGCAGGATTTTTTTAACAAACGCTCAGCATGTCAGGCAACAGTCAACTACCTGAATTGTGAGGCATTTAACATTTCACTGTCCGGTGTCTTTCCTGTAATAAAAAGCCCGCAAAAGAGAGTCAGGGCAGATAAGTGTGGTGTGGCGCGTTGTACTGGATTCGAACCAGTGACCGATTGCTTAGAAGGCAATTGCTCTGTCCGACTGAGCTAACAACGCATGATGCTGATAATGGACCGCCATCGGGGACTTGAACCCCGCACAGCCAGCTTCGAAGGCTGACGCTCTATCCCGATGAGCTAATGGCGGTATGTGATGGTGGCCCTTGCTGGATTTGAACCAGCGACCTGGCGATTATGAGTCGCTCGCTCTCACCACTGAGCTAAAGGGCCGGGCGCAGGATAATAACGGTACGTAACTAATTCTGCAATATCATCCGTTCTGACTGACTACATTCTGAACTTCCCTGACCGTCTGCTCAAAACGCCCGCTCTCCAGCTCAACGCCAATTGCACGACGCCCCAGCGCCATTGCTGCTTTGACGCTACGGACATAAAAAAGCCAGCCACTGGGGGAGGCTGGCGAAACTCGTAGAGCAAAAGTGTTGTTACACTAACTTCGTCACAGGGTTATCCTGCAATACTCAAAATACACAATATTTACAAAACTAATAGTATACAAGGCGATCTTTAAGATTTTGTTATAAATTATTGCCTTTCTCCTCTTTCCATGAGCTTTCTGGATAGCCACAGAATTCCGGGAACAGAAAAACCCGCTCAGCGGCGGGTTTTTCTACTTTGCCATCACGTACAAAATCGGCAAAATATCAGATTTGCATGAAATATATGCCTTTTAATCTACTTTTGCAATACTTTACTGTGAAAATGCCGCCTTTTGTTTTAAACGTGTTATCGTCACGAACAATAAAGCCTCATTATCCAGCCGGTGAAAAATGTGTTTCATTGCAACCCAGTGGCCAGTAAATGTTTTGGACCAGTTTTTGGTTGTCACTCCCGCCAGTAATGCCAGCTCCTGGTATTCATAACCTTCCCCACCAAAAAGTTCTGCTTTTACTGCCTGCGCCGCCAGCCAGATTAATTTTTTCAGGCGTTCCTGCGTTTTCCCAGCAATTTTTCTGGTACCGGATTGAGTATTAAATTCATTCCACGCCCACTGTGTTATCGCGATCTGATATTCCCAACAAATACTCCCGCTGTAACACCACAACAACCAGGCTTTATGATGTTCTTCAAGAGACAGAACAGCCCGCCGCCACGATGATGTCGAAAACTCAACCGGACTGACCAGAGGAATTGATGTCCCCTTCGCCAGCGATTGCTTTCCCGGGATTGGTGGATTATCCCGCGTTATCATTTTTCCGGTCACCTCATCTCTGTACCGGAATTTTTTTCTCCTGTAACGCCCTGTATCGAACATGGCATTCTCCTGCCAGGCTTCAAGCTG